AGCTTTAATAAATACAAGACAACTTTTAGCAGGAGCAGGAATTCAAAACGCAGGACTTGCTTTTGGTGGTCTACCCGTTCAAACAAGTACATTTGAATATAACGGATCTTCATGGTTCTCAAGTAATAATTTAATAACTGGAAGATATGCTTTAGCAGGAGCAGGAACACAAAATGCAGGACTTGCTTTTGGTGGTGGTTCACCAGGAGTATCCTGTACCGAAGAATATAATGGTTCAACATGGTCCTCAGGTGGAGCTTTAATAACTGCAAGAGGTTGTTTAGCAGGAGCAGGTGAACAAAATGCAGGACTAGCTTTCGGTGGTACTACACCTTCAGGAGGTGTAGGATGTACCGAAGAATATGACGGATCTTCATGGACTGCAGGTGGAGCTTTAATAACTGCAAGAGATGCTTTAGCAGGAGCAGGAACCCAAAATGCAGGACTTGCTTTTGGTGGAAATTGTTTCGCATGCACTGAAGAGTATAACGGAACATCGTGGTCAGCAGGTGGAGCTTTAATAAATGCAAGATTCCAATTAGCTGGAGCAGGAACTCAAAATGCTGGACTTGCTTTTGGTGGAACACCCTTTACATGTTCATGCACAGAGGAATATAACGGTTCATCATGGACAGCAGGTGGTGCTTTAATAACTGCAAGAAATAGTTTAGCAGGAGCAGGAACACAAACCGCAGGACTTGCCTTTGGTGGAAATTCACCTTCTACAGTATCATGCACTGAAGAATACACTAAAGCTAGCATTATTGCTATCTGTACCCTATAAAATAAAAAACAAAAAATAAACAAAAAACTTGGAGAATCGAAAGATTCTCCTTATATTTACAAATAAAATATAAGTTATATGTCACAAACAGTTTTCTATCAATCTTCTCTACCACGAGCCGGTAGTACACTTTTACAAAATATAATTGGACAAAATCCACAATTTCACGTTACCCCAACCTCGGGTATGATAGATTTAATGCTGGGTACCCGAATCGGATACAATGGCAATAAAGAATCTAAAGCCGGAGATAAAGATATGTGGCGTGAAGGATTTTATGCCTATTGTAGAGAAGGCTTTAAAGGTTACATCCAAAATCTTACAGACAAACCTTACATTTTAGACAAAAATAGAGCATGGGGTTCATATTACAGACTAATTAATGAAATAAATCCAAATCCCAAAATCATATTTATGGTTCGGGATTTGAGAGCAGTATTTGCCTCTATGGAGAAAAAATTCCGCATGCATCCTGATATAGATGATGGAATGTTAGATAACGGTAAATTAGCAAACATAACAACCCACCAAAGAGTTGAAACATGGGCAGGAGGTCATCCAATTGGTTTGGTCTAGAGCCATTCGAACACGACTATAAACATATTCCACAAATTACAATTGAGGATGATACAGTTCATGGAATATATGGGGATCACATTATCCGAAATATATTAGGTATGTTACCAGATGATTCAAAAGAAGTTTTAGGGCAATATACCTCGGAATGGATCTACAATCAATACAAGTGGTATTACGATACATTTGGTTATACAAAATAAACTATGATATATTGGTTTACAGGACAGCCCGGAGCAGGAAAAACAGTACTAGCTAAGGCACTACAGGACCGTCTCAAGTGGATGAGACGAGATGTGTTCCATATTGATGGGGACGATCTAAGAGATTTAATCCAGAACAAAGACTACAGCAAAGAAGGCAGAATCAAAAACATAGAACTAGCCCAATCTATTGCAAAGTATTTGCACAATAAAGAGTGCGATGTAATCGTATCTTTGGTATCCCCATACCTAGATGTTAGAGAACGATTTAAACAAGATATAGGTGATGCCATAACAGAAATTTACGTGTATACTACGGACATCCGTGGCAGAGAACAGTTTCACGTTTCCGATTACGATACCCCGACATCAAACTTTATATCAATAGATACCACGGGAAAAACAGTAGAACAATCATTTAAAGAACTAATACCACAGTTATGAAAAAATACGCTTTATACATTGGCAGATGGCAAAATTGGCACAAAGGCCACGAATGGTTAATTAACCAACAACTAGAAAAAGGAAAGAATATTTGGGTAGCAATCCGAGATGTAGCACAGGACGAAAACAATCCTAAATCTGCACAACAGATTTTAAGTGAGCTGTCACAAGAACCATTCTTTTCCCAAAACACAGACAAAATATTGCTCTCTATTATCCCGGATATCGAATCTGTAAATTACGGACGAGGAGTAGGATACGAGGTAATATATCACGAACCACCAACCGAGGTAGCAGCAATCAGTGGAACCAAAATCCGAAATGGAGAAATAGATGCCACAGGTAAAGCGACACATAGCTAAAACAATCAGCTATCGAATCATAAGTACCGGAATAGGATTTTTAGCAATGTGGTTTGCAAGTGGTTCTATAAAAGTAGGTGCGGCTTTTAGCATAGTTGAATTAGTATGGAAGCCTATACAATACTATTACCACGAAAGAATTTGGTATAGGTGGATAAAATATGGACTTAAAAAAGAAAAATAATATTTATAACTATATAAAATAAATTACAAATTGTTTATGCAAAACACAACATTATCACTAGGTCAAATTCTACAACTAGAGGCTGAAGTGAATGGAGTAGCAAATTCTCAAACTGGAGAAGTTGTATCCAAAGGTCTACTAAAAGAAGTACTTAAATTCAAAACCAAATACTGGCTAATGCAATTGTCCGAGGATTTGGTAGAAGAAAAGAAAAAACTTGATGCTGTCCGCGAAACCTTAATCAAAGAATTAGGTGATGAAGACGAGACTGGTTCTATCTCCCTTGCGGTATTTATCAACGAGGTAAAAAATGAGGAAGGGAAAATAGTATCTAGAGAAATCAATCCTAAATTTGTAGAATTTCAGGACAAATTCAACGAACTATTAAGCGAAACTAAAGATGTTGCACACGGAAAATTCTTACTAGAGGATTTTGAAGATGTAGAATCTGCTGAAGTATATCCTGTATTTTTTAAGTTAATTTCTGCAGAATAATATGGAAAAAATTCAATTAACTCCCGAGGAGTTATCTAAGTTGCAAGAATCAAACAATAAAGTAGCAGACATTGTAGCATCTTTAGGTCAAATTGAGATACAAATATCTCTTCTACAAAAAAACAAAGAATCTCTATTGACTAGTTTTTCCCAAATCCAACAGGATCAAGATCAACTAGCTACAGAGTTGACCCAAAAGTATGGGGACGGTACAATAGATATCACTTCCGGAGAATTCACTAAGGTAGGATAGTTTTTTGAAACGTTTCGCCATATTTATAACAAAACAAATATAAAATAACTTAATAAAATGGCAGAAACTCTATTATCTCCCGGTGTATTAGCAAGAGAGAACGACCAATCTTTTATACAAGGACAGCCACTTGAAAGAGGAGCAGCTATAATTGGACCAGCAGTAAAAGGACCAGTTGAAATACCAACACTAGTAGGTTCGTTCAGCGAATATACTGCTATTTTTGGTGGAGCTGTTGAAAGTGGATCCAATGTATACTCTTACCTTACTTCAATTGCAGCAAACAATTACTTCCAAAATGGTGGTACTTCTTTATTGGTAACTAGAGTAGTATCTGGTTCCTTTACATCTGCAGTTAGCTCATTAATTCCAACCGGATCAGGTGGTCCTACTACTGGTTTATCCCCATTTGTACTTGAAACAATTTCTGAAGGTATCATTATGAACAGCACAAGCACTGAAATTTCAGGTGCTTTAGCTTCAGGTTCAAGCGATAACGTTAGATGGGAAATTCCAACTGTAAACACTGCTTCTGGAACATTTAGCTTGTTGATCAGAAGAGGTGATGATAACAACGTACAGAAAGTAGTACTTGAATCTTACAGCAACTTATCACTAGACCCATATGCTTCTAACTACATTTCCAAAGTAATTGGTGATGTAAACTTTAATCTAGTCAATGATGGTAGTGACTATTATATCCAACAGTCTGGCTCATATAGCAATATCTCCAAATATGTAAGAGTAAAACAAGTAAACTTCAATACTCCAAAATATTTTGATAACAACGGTAATGCAAAAGCAGCATTTACTGGCTCTTTACCAGCTGTAAGCTCTGGATCATTCGGAAGCGCAGTTGGTTCTAATATTCCTGTAGGTAGAGCCGCTAACTATTACAATACTATTAACGGAACAGATAGCCAAGGATTAGTAGGAGCTGATTATAATAATGCAATTGCATTGTTATCAAATGTAGACGAATACAAATATAATGTATTATCTGTTCCTGGTCTATTATCCACAACTCACGCTACTCAAGTTAATGCTGTAGTAAATAATACAATCGGAAGAGGTGATTCTATCGCAATTGTAGATTTGGTAGCATATGGCTCTCAAATAAACGCTGTAATAAACCAAGCTGCTGCATTTGATTCAAGCTACGCTGCTACATACTGGCCTTGGTTACAAACTATCGATCCTAACAACGGTGAGGCAGTTTGGGTACCAGCTTCAACAATGTTGCCAGGTGTATATGCATTTACAGATGCTTCAAGTGATCCATGGTTCGCACCAGCAGGTATTACAAGAGGTGGATTAGGTCAAGTAATCAGAGCTGAAAGAAAATTAACAGCTTCTAACAGAGATGATCTATATGAAGCAAATGTTAACCCAATTGCAACATTCCCTGGAACTGGAGTAACAGTATTTGGTCAGAAAACACTTCAGAAACGTGCTTCTGCACTTGATCGTGTAAACGTAAGAAGATTGTTGATCGCTCTTAAGAGCTATATCGGCCAAGTAGCAGATGGATTGGTATTTGAACAAAATACAGCCGCTACTAGAAATAACTTCTTAAGCCAAGTTAATCCATACTTAGAATCTGTACAACAAAGACAAGGATTGTACGCATTCAAAGTGGTAATGGATGAAACCAATAACGGACCTGATGTGGTAGATAGAAACGAGCTAGTAGGTCAAATATTCCTACAACCAACTCGTACTGCTGAATTCATTATATTGGATTTCAACGTATTGCCAACTGGTGCTACTTTCCCAGCATAAGGAATTAAAATTTAGATATTTATAATAAAATAAAGCACATATAAAATGGCAATATTAGATCCAAACGAAATATTCTTCACAGCTTTTGAACCAAAGCAGGCGAATAGATTTATAATGTATATAGATGGTGTTCCCTCCTATACCGTAAAAGGTATGGGAGCGGTATCACTAACTCAAGGGGTAGTAGCTCTTAACCACATCAACGTTCGTAGAATGGTTAAAGGCAAAACCATTTGGAACACAATCCAGTTTACCCTATTTGATCCAATCACTCCTTCTGGTGCACAAGCAGTAATGGAGTGGGTTAGATTGCACCACGAATCTGTAACTGGTAGAGATGGATACTCTGATTTCTACAAGAAAGACTTAACATTCAACGTGTTGGGTCCAGTTGGAGATGTAGTATCTGAGTGGATTATCAAGGGTGCTTTAATTACTGAAGCTAACTTTGGTGAATATAGCTGGGATACTGAAGGTACTGCAATAAACATCACAATGACGGTTCAACCTGATTATTGCGTACTTAACTTCTAATTAAATTTTTTATATAAATTTTTTAATTATTTTAAGAAAAATAGCTTGGATTCGTCCAAGCTTTTTTTTATGTTCATATGTATAATGGAACAAAAGTTATTTTAAAACAAGTATATGGCTGAATTTAAGTTACCTACCGAAACAATCGAACTACCTTCTAAAGGTTTACTCTACGCTTCCGACAATCCTCTTTCTAGTGGTACTATCGAAATGAAGTACATGACCGCTAAGGAGGAAGATATTTTAACTAACCAATCCTACATTCAAAGCGGAACAGTATTGGACAAATTGCTCCAATCGCTAATTGTTACCAAAATTAGCTACGATGATTTGCTAATTGGAGACAAAAATGCAATTATGATTGCCGCCCGTATTTTAGGATATGGTAAAGATTATAAATTTATCTATAGAGGTGAAGAAGAAACAGTAGACTTAACCAAAATAGAAAATGCTCCTTTACACGAGGAAGTACAAAAAGCTAAATCAAATGAATTTGCTTTTACACTCCCAAATTCAGGCAACATAGTTACATTCAAATTGTTAACTCACGGTGATGAGAAAAAAATAGAGCAGGAACTTAAAGGATTAAGTAAAATCAACAAGAACAATTCCTCTAATATCACTACACGATTAAAATACCAAATTCTTTCTATTAATGGGGAATCCGAAAAACCTAAGATACGAGAATTTGTAGACAACTATCTCCTAGCTCAGGATTCAAGAGCATTAAGAGAAAGAATAAAAGAATTAAGCCCGGATGTTGACTTAACTTTTTTTCCCGAAAATGGGGACAACCGAGTTGATATCCCAGTCGGGCTTAGCTTTTTTTGGCCTGACCTCTAATACCGCGGCCGAATTTAGATTAGCAGTATTTAAACAGATCCATGAAATCGTATTCCACGGACAAGGTGGATACGATTGGGATACTGTCTACAATATGCCGTTATGGCTCCGTAGATTTACGTTTAACGAAATTCGCACGTACTATGAACAGCAGAATGAATCTGCTCAAAAATCCCAATCATCTAACACAAAAAGCTTAGTTAATTCCGATGGTACTATAAACACACCCGAGTTTATGAAAGCATCCAAAGAATATAAAGGTAAAACAAATTATAAATAACAATATTTATAACATATACCTCAATATAGATGGCGAGTCAAGAAGAATTAAATAGACAAAGTGAAATTAATGATGCTCTTGAAAAACGAGTATCTTTGGAAAGAGAATTAAATGATGTACTGTCTCGCAGAATAGGAATTGATAGTCAAAATGTAATTGCTCAACAAGACATAGGAAATACTCTTGCTGAACAATTAAAGCATTTAAAAGGTCATAATCAAGAAAAAAGATCTATTCGTAGTATCACTACCCAACTAAATAATTTATCTAGAGAAGCATATAGTATAGGGGTAGAAACTTTAGGAAATGATAAAGAAAGAAATAAAGTTTTAAAACAAATTTCCGAAGCTGAATCCAACATTAGAGTTTTAAGTCTCCAAAAAGCCCAATTTGCAAAAGAAGCCAAAAATGCTACAGGAGAAGAAAAAAGATTATTACAAGCTATAGTCAGTTCTCTTGAAGATCAAGTTCAAGAAGCTACAGACCTCAAATTACAATTAAAAGAAATAGTAAATCTATCAGGAAAAGTATCTGATAATTTTGGAGTAAAAACATTTGGGGCTTTATCTGATATAACCAAATCAATCCCAGGATTAAGTAGATTTTCTGAACCTTTCCAAAAAGCAGCTGAAGCATCCAAAGATGTAGCTATTCAAAACGCAAAAGCTCAAGATTTAGCAAAATTAGGAAGCAAAATTAAACGAGAGGATGTTGTAAGGTTAGGATTAGAAAATAAATTAATCGATAAAAACGGAAAAGTTTT